GCAGATTTTATCTACTGTGATTAAATCACGTTCATGTCAAGGCATGTAACAGTACCGTAGAAGTCGTTACGAACCATCTTCTTACCGTAACGAGTCATCACACCCTTACGAGGAGTGAAGTCCTCAGGAGCGAAGATCGTTGGAGTAACGATAAGTGGTACGTAAGGAGCATATACGTAACCAGTCTCGAGGTAGCTACCGCCCTTGTACCCAACAAGAATCTTGTTGCGTGGGAAGTAGGGGTCCTTGTAGACTGTGAAACGGTTGCTTAAGCTTCCAACCGATTCTGCACCAAGAGCTGCCAAAGCAACCTGTCCGTCACCATCAATGCTGAGAGCTGGTCTGTAAAGGACGCTAGCCTCAAGGATGGTTGCAACATCAGGTGAAACAACGATGAAGTTCGCAGAGCCACGGAGGGTCTTTCTGTGAATCTCGTTAGCAACATCGATGATGGTTTCGACAAGAGTCTCATACCATTCACGAACTGTACCTGTGAAGACTGGAGAAGTAAGAGTACCAGCAGTTGTCTGGTCTCCGCCATTCTTCTTGTTAACAAAACGACCAGGACGACGGTCCCAGAAGTAGTTGGTATCAGCTTGCATCAACAAGTCGTTAAGGATCTCACGGTCGATTTCCAAAGCAATTTGCTCTGATAGGATCTGAGTAAGCTCGACCTCAGCGTCAAGGCTGTGGTAAGCGTTCAAGTCCTGAGCAAGCTCTGGGGACCAACGTGCTCTTAACTTACGAGTCTGAGCGACAACCGAGATACTCTCGATCTTAATGTCAATCTCAGGAATCTCTGGCTGAGCGTTCGACTGGCTGAAGTTTGACTCGAATGTTGGAACAACAAGAGTTGAACCATCGCTTGAATCAAGTGTAGCAGTCTTTGGATAGGTTGCCATCCAAGCTCCTAACTCTTCAGATGCAGTACCAGAAACAACCATTAGGATTGCTGCGCCGGCGTCCTGGGCTTGAGCCATAGGAGCAGGAGTAAGCGAACCACCAGCTGAAGCCGAAGTAACAAGCATGTTAAGACGACGAACGTTATATAGACCCGCTCCGCCCTGAATTGTCTCAGGAATCTCGACCATATCTGTTGAGTTACCGCTGCCCATGTTAAGAGCCGAACCAGTTAAAACAAGACCAACTTCCTTAACTGCAGTAACATCGAAGTTACTTCCAAGCTGACCAAGGTCAACAGTCAAGAAGAAGAACTTACCGGAGTCATCATCAATGAGTGATGAAATTTGCGGATCGAACTGTAGGAAACGACCATCAGCGCCGCCGGTACCAATACCAGTACCAATTATCGCACGAGATTGTGCAGTAGCGGAACCAAGCTTGAAAACAGTCGTTACTGCAGCATCGTCAGTTGTAGTAGCATTCGAACCAGTGTGAACACGAGAGTAACCGCTACCTGCGAGGTCGTATTGACCACCAACACCAAGTGAGCCAGAGCGGACGCCCTTACCAGCTGGGTTGTTATAGATAGAGTTGCTATCGGTGTATGTAGCCTTTGTTGAACTACCTACTCCATCACCTTCACCACCAACGTTAGTACCGTAGGTGTAATCAAGATAAAAGAGTAAACCGGATGGAAGACTCATTGGTTGAATTGAAACAAGCTCGTTTGCAATCAATCCGCCGAATACACGACGTACAATTGGGAAAGCAATGTTAGTAAAGCCGCGGATATCACCGGAGGCTGATGCGGGGTTAAGTCCACCACCACCAAGGGTAGAAGACTCACGAAGGACTTGTCCTGCCTGGTTCTCGAGCAACGTTGCCATGTTTTCACGATGGACGCCCTCAAGACCACGAAGAAGACCAGTCCGAGCCCACTTTTCTGTAAGGCGCTTGTTAGAGTCGCCTTGGTGACGCTGACGAATACCTTCTGTCAGGGTCTCAAGTGTAAACTTTTTAGACATTTTATTTTTCTCCTTTAAAGAATTAGCGTCTGATTATTTGGATTTTATTCCAGCGAGTGTTGCCCAACGGTTCGTCTGCTTCGACTCATTTACAGTAGCTGCGCCACTGCGAGTCGGCTTGGATGATGAACCAAGAACTCTTCTCGTGCCCTCGCTGAGGGGCTTCTTGTTCAGTGATTTAGTTAAGCCTTCAAAAACAAGCTTAGCTTCACGGATTGTCTTGGCATTATCAAGAGCCTCGACTATGGCACGCTGCTGCTTAGAACTTACATTGCGATTCTGGATCAGCTTGTTCACATAAAGCAGTTTTGCGTTAAAAAGATTCATTTCTGTGAGCTGCTTCTTAAGCTCACGATTTTCAGCAAGAGCTGCTGAGTTTTTACGGTTTGAGCGTGTAGAGCGTCGAGTGCGACGTTCAGCAACTGGAGCAGCAACGGCAGTAGCAGTATCAGAAACCTGACCTAACTAATCAGCCAATGCGTTGAGAAGATCTTCTTCGTCAACTTCCATTACTTCAAACTCTACTTCTCCACCACCGAATTAATCGGCTTGGTCTTCAGCTTGCTCTCTGATACCACGTAAACGACGTAATTCACGGCGTAACATGGCGGGGTTAATTTCAAAAGTTTCGTCAAGGTGGTCACCTTCGAGTTCGAGCTCATCGCCCTCTTCTTCCTCGTCGGCAGCTTCCTCTTCTTCTGCGTCGTCGTCGT